ACAAAGTGCCGTGCGGCACGGAGGTCGAAATCGTGAAGCCTGGCGAAGAATGGGCGGAAATCAACTGTGGCAAGCGTAAAGGCTGGTACATGATGGCGGAGTTCCTGGACGTCATCGGGGACGGAAAAGGGAAGTATTGAGATGCTGAACCGGAAAAAAGAGGAGATCAGCTACTGCTTTACATTTGAACCAGGGGAGAAACGGATCTGTTTCGGGGCCAGCGGGCGCAAAATGCGGCAGGTGTGCGTATACTGTCCAAACTGGATCCGCTATAAAAAAATAAAAACGGAGGAGAAAAAACATGAGGAAGGTGTCTGAAATCCTGGCCGCGATCGGGGGAGCGATCGCAAGTTTCTTTGTATCAATGCCGCCGCTGGTGTGGATCCTGATCGCGGTGATGAGCATCGACTATCTTACGGGCCTCATCACCGGAGCGCTGGGCAAGAGTAACAAGACGGCGAACGGATACCTGGAGAGCCACGCGGCACTGAAAGGCCTGCTCAAAAAGGGCCTCATCATCCTGGTGGTCCTGCTGGCCGCGCTGCTTGATCAGGCGGTGAGCGCCGGGGCAGGCATCCAGTTCGAGGCCGTAATGGGCGCCACATGCCTCTGGTTCATTGCCAGCGAAGGATTGAGTATATTGGAGAATGTTGCCATGATGGGCGTGCCGGTACCGAAGATCCTGCTGAAACTGCTGGAAGTGATGAGAGAAAAAGGAAACATACCGGAACAGGCGGAGGAGCTGCCGGACGGGCCGGATGAAGACCATAAAGACGAATAAGCAAAAGCCGGAGGCGTGATGCCTCCGGCTATTTTTTTATCCTCTTCACACGGCGATCCGGTAGATCGTGATCCGGGTGTTCGGATGTGTTACGAACAGTACACCAGACGTGATATTATCAGAACACGAATCATCTGGGAGAGATTCAAGCGGGAAGCGCTGGTTCCCTTCCACGTTATTGATCACCAGCTTCAGGTGATCGTCGTACACGTAGACGGAATTCACGAACGTTTCGATGATATGCCGGCGGAGGAGTGGATCCTGCCGGTCGCCGCGGGTGAACCGGTGCAGGAAGAACAGAACGCGATCCCGGTCCAGCAGCTGCGCCTGGGAATAGCGCAGAGTCTCGACGGAAACGCGCAGATCTTCGGCCTGGTCCTCCAGGGACTTCAGGCGGGCGGAGGTTGATGCGTTCCAGATCCCGGCGGCGATCGCGTCATTGATATTGTCGATCTGCTTCAGAATCTTCGCGTGCTCCGCTTCCATCGCCGAAAGCGGGGAATGCTTCATTTCTTCCGACTGGAGCGCCATCACGGCATCAGCTGTCTTTTCGATCTGATCATCCGCCAGGACATGATCCAGCACAAAGTCGATGACGGCGGATTCCAGATAATCCTTAGATACAGATTTTTTGTCACAACCCTTCCGGGCCTTGTGGGACTGGCACGAATAGTAATAATGGCGGGCGCCGCTCTTGCTGGTGCCGGAATCGCCGATCATGGCCGCGCCGCAGTGGCCGCAGTAAGCCTTGCCGGTGAGCAGGAAGTCAACAGCACCCTGCTCCACATGGCGGGCTGTTTTTTGTTTCATGCGCTGCGCCTCCTCGAAAACAGATTTTTCAATAATGGCGGGCATGCCGCCGGGGACCCGGATAGATCCCCAGATATACACGCCGGTATAGCGCTCGTTTGAGATGATCCGCAGCATGCTTTCAGGCAGGAACTTCTTCCCGCGGGAGGAGCGGATCCCCTGATCGTTCAGCTTCCGGCAGATCCGGGCAGCGGAAAAGCCGGAGCGGTAGAGGTCGAAGATCTGCCGGACAACGGCGGCCTCTTCCGGCTGGATGGCATACCGGCCATCGGATCCGCGGGTATAGCCCAGGATCCGGGTGCCGTTATAGAGGCAGCGGTGCGCGTTGTCCGTCATTCCGCGGGTGACGTTCTCCGAGAGCTGGCGGCTGTACCATTCCGCAGTCGCTTCCAGCATGCCCTCCAAAAGAACACCGGCGGATCCTTCCGGGATCGGTTCCATGGCGTACAGAACGCGGACACCGTAGCGCCGGAGCTTTCCTTTGTATATGGCACTGTCCTCACGGTTGCGGCCGAACCTATCGACTTTCCACGCAATGATGGTATCATATGATCCATCAGCGGCGGCAGAGATCATGGACTGAAACGCGGTGCGGGCGCTGACGTCCTTAAAACCGGAGCGGGCATGGTCCGCATATTCGTGCACGATGGTGTAGCCTTCACGGGCCGCAAAGGCACGGATATCCGCCAGCTGCTGCTCGATGGAGACATCACGCTGGCCGGCGGAGGAGTAACGGGCATATGCCACCGCGGTACGCGGGGCGCAGGTGGGAATGTTCGTCTTTTTCATAAGCGCTCCATTAAAGCATATCTGTATATAGCGAGAAGACGGGGACAGGATGCAGGCGGAGGTATCGGCCTTCATACTGAAGCCAGATATCATCACCGTTTTCATCATAATACGCCGACCAATAATTGCCGGAATCGTCGGCCAGGTAGAGAAGACCGTCGCGTTCAGCTATGGACGCGTTGGTGGTACCGGTGATGACAATGCCGGAGAAGGAACGGACGGAAGTGAGATAACATTCCTTTCCGCCTTCCAAGATGAACAGATCCAGGCAGAGAGAATCATAATCAAAGACTTTCTCGCCCTTCGGGCCGCGGGATGATTCATCATCCATAAAGAAGGAATAATGCGCAGAGATAATGCGCGGATCCGCGAGGGAAACAACGGGGAGAAGCACCGAAACAAGAAGCAGGCAGAGCAGCTTTTTCATCATGCGTTCCTCCTATTTGATGTAGATTATTTTACCTTTGTGAGAAGTTCTTTTTTTGGGTGGTCGAGCAGTGTCTTCAGGGCATCCTCGCGGGCGCGATCATCCGCCGCACGGTAGGCGCTCAGAAGATGATATTCGTCCGAAGTAAGTGCCGGGCCGTCGTCATCAAGCAGTAAAACGGGACTGATCTGGAGCGCATCGGCGATGGCTTTGATCTGGCTGGCCTTCAATTCGACGCGCCCTTTTTCGTACTTTGTGACAGCTGAATTCTGGACACCGATCATAGCGCCCAGCTCCGAGGTGGTCATTCCGAGCTCTTTACGGCGGATTTTTATTTTTTCTCCTATATTCATACTGAGGGGCCTCCACTCCCCAAAACGATTCTATCAAATAAATTTGCGGATAGCAAGAAAAAACTGCTTGACAGGACGAAAAGAGGCGGTGTATAATTCGTCTCAGATGGACGAAACGGAATAAAAAGGAGGTGAAGAACACATGAACAGCCTCGAAATGAAGGTAGCCATGAAACGAAACCAGGACACCCAGGAGAAGCTGGCGGAGGCGCTGGGGCTTCAGGTTTCTGGCGTTTGCGCCCGAATCAACGGGAAGGTTGAATTCCGTTCTAATGAGATGAAAGTGATCAAAGAGCGGTACAACCTGACACCGGAAGAAGTGATAACCATATTTTTTTAAAAACAAATCGTCCAAATAAGACGAAAGGAGAAAATCCATGAAAACGATCAAGACCATCAACACGATCAGCGTGCTGTTGACGGTGATCTTCATGATCTGCATCCTGGCCATTGCGGTGGCGGGAAGTATCCAGGCGCAGCCGCGGGAGTGGACCTACACCCTGATGGGCGCCCAGGTGAACTTCTCCATCGGCGAGCGTGTGACGAACGGCGGGCAGATCTACGAGTGCATCCAGTGGGATGAAGGATCTCCGCTGGTGATTTTCCCGCCGGCAGCGAATCCTGCGTGGTGGGCGGAGGTGCAATGATGAGCTACGGAGCGAACCAGGAGCACTGCTGCGAAGTAGAGCCGGAATGGTGGACCGGGCGGAAACGCATGGAGACACCGAAGCGGCCGGCCATGCTGGGAGAAGTGGTGCCGATATACGACCACACGACAAGCGAGAAGCCGGACAGGATCCGCGTGAGCTTTGACAACGGAACCACGGCGGTATACGTGCTGGACGTGGAACAGCCGCATCCGATGTGCGTGGAAAGCATCCGGATCATCCGGAAGTGGAATGGCTACAACAACCAGCCGATGCGGCGGAGGAGAAAGCCATGAAGAACAGCACGGGCATGAAAGTATGCCGCAAGTGCGGCCAGATGATTGACATCATTGAAAGCGGCATTTACCGGAAGACAGTGGTGGACGCGGTGCCGTATTACGTGGTACCGGACGCAAACGGCGAGCAGTTCCTGCGGATTGACGGGAGCAAGATGCTGGCCAGGGAGATGCCGTTTGAAACGAGCGGAACGGAACCGGCCTACAAGCCGCACAGATGCGGAGGCCGGGGATGAAGTGCAAAAGATGCCCGGAGGGGCGGAGGTTCGCAAGCGGGTGTACGTTCTGCAGGTGGTACGGAATGATCCTGCCGGATGAGCACGAGTGCAGACAGGAGAGAGGAAAAGAACATGAGCGCAACGGCAATTACCGTCTCGAAGGCTACGACGGCCCCAAGGTACGAGATAACGGCGGCTGGTTTGCTGGAGGCAGGCCGGATGTTCTATCAGAACCCGGAGAACGAGAAGGCCTTCCAGGAATGGATGAAACAGAGGAAGGAGGGGGAGAGTGAATGACCTGGGCGGTGTTCGCAGTGGGCGTGATTGTGGGCCTGGGCGTGGCCGCAATACTACACGGGCTGTTTGACGGGATATGTGATTATCTGCAAAAGAAAAAGAGCCGCTGATGTTGCAGCATCAACGGCAGCGCACGAAGCGCAGAAAGGAATTTATCATGAAACATTATAGCACGAGAGACAAGGAAAAAGCAATATTTACAGCAGTTGTCGGGGTGATCATGATCATCGTGACGGTGTGGCTGATCATCGCCGAAATCGCAGAAGCTGAGCGGATCCGGCCGGATGTGGAGTATCCGATGGTGAACCAGTGCATCACCTGGGAGGGTGCCGGGTACAGCGGGATCTGGGGAGGTGCTGAGAAATGAAAGAGCGCGCGATCATCACGCCGGTGCTGATCCGGCAGGTGCAGCTGATGCTGGCGGGCGGCGCGACCGGGAAGGAAGCCGCGGAGATCACCGGGACCAGCGAGGGAACGATCAGCCGGATTAAGAAGGCCGGTTTTGACTATGACACGTTTGTGAAGAACACGGAAGCCAGGCGGAAAACGGCGGAGGTGCCGGAGAAGAAGCCGGAGCAGCTGGAACTGCAGGGCGGCGTGGACTACCAGGTGCAGGTGAATGAGCAGCTGGCGGGACAGATGAAGATGGACCTGCCGGAAGAAAAGACGGAAATGAGCGACACCGTGAAGATGATGCGCTTCCTGGCGGGACGGCTTGACACGATGGAGAAGAGCCAGGTAGAGGAACTGGGATATGTCATCGAACGCCTGGGGAGAATATGCGACTACCTGGGGCAGATCCTGCGGGTGATCGGGCCGGAAGGCGGGCGGAAGGCATGACGCATGAACCGCTGAAGGCATCCAGGCGATGTGCAGTATGTGGGAAGGACTTCATATTCCATCCGGGTGCCGGCTGGCTCTACAAGAAGAAAACAGGAAGAACGACGATATGGTACTGCAGCTGGACGTGCCAGCGGAAGGCAGAAAGGACAAGAAAATGAATGAAATTGTAATGCTGCCGGTCGGGCAGTTATACCACCATCCGGAGAACCCGCGGAAGGACCTGGGAGATCTGAGCGAACT